CCCCTTCGAACCCGCTGACCGGGCTCCATCCGAAGAACGACCGAACCGCCCGGAGATCCGGCTCGGGCCGGGGATGTCTCAGCGCCTGCGGGTCGGGGAACGAGATCCGGCCGATGTCGTCCTGCTCGTTTTCCTTGTCGTTGCACCTGGCACAGACCATCAGGCCGATTCGGCGGCCGTGCTCAAACTGTTCGCTCAGTTCGGAATAGCGGTAGCGCAACCCGCATCTGTCGCAGATCGCAGCCGCGTACTTGCCTGTGGCAAACATGGCCGTCACCCCGCATAGGGACGGATAATGAGGGGACTGCGGTCCCGATCCTCTTCCGTCGCCCGGCGAAATTCCTCTTCGTAGAACGTCTTCAGAATGGGGATGCGCTGTTCCGCAGCGGGCGTCTTGACTGCCAATGAGTAGGCCAACCCGGCGACAAGAGCCGGGAGGAATCTGAACGGCACGTCCATCGTTTTGTCCGTGTCGGCGGAGGCTTCGTGCATTCGCCGCATTCTCCAGTACGCCACCGTGAGACTGGAAGAATCAGGAGTCGGCCACAGGTACAGAAGCGGTGTGGCTTTGCGGTTCACGAAATAAGTGGTCGGGCGGCCCGTCTGCTGCTTGTTCGAAATCTTCGCATACGAGACGAAGGACGCCCTGGACAGCGGCTTGTCGAAATCTCCGTCCCGAAGAGAGGCCTCCAGGACATCGACCGTATCGGCGCCGAGCGCATAGGACGCCGTACTGGGGGCCAGTGTGAGGACAGCGGATTCGAGCGTCCACAGGTTGAGCCCGCGGTTTGCCCATTCGAGCAACAACAGGTTGAGGCTTCGGCGAGCGGTCTGAAGTTGATAGCCGCCGCGCGGCTCCACGCCAGCCCGCTCGTAGGCCTCGTCGATCAGATCCCTGATGTTGAGATCGAATGCAGTTGTCCCCGAACTCGGCATCTAGCCCTCCTTCGGTTTCGGTACTAGCCCCGGCGCCGGCGTTAATCCCGGTTCCGGTTTCGGTATCAGGTCGAGATCGCCGGTGATGGTGTAGCCTTCCGGCATAGCCGCCTGGATCATGTCCCGCAGCGATGCGAGGATGTGCTGTTCTTCGTGTTTCAGGTTCGCCAGTTTCTCTTGGTGGTCCATCTGGTTGACCTTACACCTCAGAAGTTTCACTTCAAAATCCCGAATTGCCAACTTCTGATCGCTGGTGAGCGCGGGCGCGGCGGCAGGCGGTTTGTCGATGTTCTGGATCTTCGCCATCTGGATCTTCGCCATTACCGAACGTCTCCCTGAAGGACCGTGATGGTGGATGCCGCGGCGGATTCGCTGACTGCCCGGATGCCCGAGTAGGGTCCGTCGAATGACGCCAGCCAGCCAGCGGCTTCGAAGGGGCCGGATTCCATGATGGTGAACCAGTCCACTTCGCCACTGGTGTAGCCTGTTGCCGTGAGGTCGTTCAGGCCTGCCCCGGTGAACGCGATCGTGCCGGCTGACAGGGGCGTCACAGGGAATGTCCACGATTCCGTGTCGGTGTGTCCCGTTGTGGCTGCGAACGTCAGGATGACGCCGTTGCCAAGATCGTTGCCACCCGCCAGGATGTCGACGCCTTCGGCGCCGTTCGTGTAGGATGCGCCCGTTCCCCATGAGAACGAATCAGGCGTCCCTTCCCCGTCGATCGCCACGTTGATGGTCAACGTCTCGCCGGGGTTGTAGTCGTTGAATACGTTGTCGAGCGTGGCTTGGAGGCTCACGACGCCGGATCCACCCTTGGAGACGGCGATGCCGCCTCCGTAGATGTTGAGCGGGATCAGCCCGGTCGTTTTACGGTTTCCCGTCACTGTCCTGGTGATTGGTCTTGCCATGATGGAAGTCCTTTCACCCGCGTCAGTTCTGCCGATAGAGCATCGTCACGCGAACATGGCCGGCGGATGTCGCACCGGACGGGGTGACGGTCGCTACGACCGACGTGTTCGCGCCGACGTTCGCCATCGCCAGCAACTGCGCACCGGTGAACGCGGCCGCGATTCGGCCAGCCGCCGACTTCACATCCACGCTGCCGACGTACTGCGTTCCAGCTGCGGCGGTGCCAATCGAAAGAGTGGCGCTCGTCCCGGAGTTGTAGGCTGTGCCCACGTCGCAATACAGATCAAGGATCTGCGTGTTCGCCGGAACTTTCATCGTCCCGCTCACGGCGCTCGTGCTGTTCTGTGGCAGCGCAACGGTCTGCGTCAACACGGTGCCGCCGAGATTGGCGTTCGCGCCTTCTCTGACGGTGCCGACCTTGACCGGCCCTGAAAATGTCGTCTGTCCCATGATGTTCTCCTATGAGGGTTGAAGCCGCGCTGTCTTCATAGCGTCCCCCAGGCGGGTCAACGCGGCTGATTATCCTGGAACGGGCGGGGGAGAGAGAAGCCCCCGCCTTTCCGCTAGGCGCCCGGAGTTCCGAACACGCCCAAGGGGTCGCTCACGCCGAAGGAGTAGCGTTCGCTCGCCTTGAACTTCAGGTTTCCGGTCTCGAAGTCCGAGTCCTTCTCGAACTTGTAGGGACGCCGCACGAACATCTTGAGACCGTTCGGCACGTCGGTGGTCAGGAACCAGCCGTTCGTGTCGGTCAGGTAGTTGTTCACCGCGTAGCCGCCAGGGACAGCGCCGGTTTTCACGATCGCATTGATGTCGCGATCGGCCGTGCCGGGGCGATCCGCGTTGTCGAGCAACCGGGACGCCACGAACTGCAAGTCGGTCGGGATGATGAGCCGCTTCGGCCGGGCTGCGATAAGCAGGCCGCGGTCGTCGGTCCACTTGCTGATCTGAATGGTCGCGGCCTCAAGCGAGGTCTCGTTCAGATCGGCCGCCGTGCTCAACAGGTTGGACACCGTGCCGCCGCCTTGCAGCGGGTGAGACGCGCTGAACAGATACACGGCATCGCCGGACTTGAAGGTGGCGAAGCCGCCATTCAGGACCGACGCGGCCTTGATCTGCTTGGTCTGCGCCATGCTGCGCGCCAGCGCCTTGGTGTAGCGTTTGGACAAGCTCTCGTAGAGGTTGTCTTCCATCGCTTCCTCGGTGATGACGAAGCCCAGCGCAACGGTCTGGTGGGTGTAGCGTGCGGTCCACGCTTCCTCAGCAGTGTCGTAGCCGATGGCCTTGCCCTCAGCCTTGTCGAGCGCGTAGCCGAAGCCGGACAGTTTCAGTTCTTCCTCGAAGGCCTTCTCGGAGGAGTCGACCTCGTAGAACATCGTGTGCTGTTCAGGGTATGCCTTGTACTCCAGGCCGAAGAGAGCTTTCAGTCCGGGGACGAGTTCTTTCGCGATTTGTGCTCTGGTGATTGTCGCCATGGTCGTATCTCCTTACTGCCCAAGCGCCACGTTGTAGGCGTGGACACCAGCGTTCCATTTCACGATCACATCCGGGTACGAGGACGCCGGATCAATGACTTCGACGATGCGCAGGGCGAGAGTCGCCGTGGTCGCAATCGAGCCGTGGATCAGACGCACGCCCGATTTCCCGGTCGTGGTGCTGCCCGCCGACCAGTTGTCGATCGGCGCGTTCAGCCCCACGGCCGCGGCGGTGCAAGCGCCGCTGGACTGGATCTTCATCAGCATGTTCGGATCGTCCGCAACAGAGATGAAGATTTCCGTGTGACCAGCGGTGACAGCCCCGGCCGGGCAGTACGGCGACCAGACCTGCTTTTTGGTCGTCACGTCGACGTACCGGCATCCCATCATGATTCCGACAGGAGTACTGGTTCCGCCTGTGGTCGTAGGGGACGCTACCCCGGCAATCGGTTGACCGAGAACGATCGTCACGGGATCACCCTTGAAGATCGCCACGGTTGTGTTGGTGGTCATGGCGTACTCGCGGATCTGACCGTTGAACGGTGCTCCGCCGAGAGTACCCACCGGGACGAACCCGTATGGAGCCGCAGTATTCGGCATGTTTCCTTACCTCAGATGTGTCTAGCGGCTCCGAACCAGGCGTGGTGCCTGATTAAGTTCCGCCCACCCGGCTTTTCATGTCGATTGTCATCGGCATGGACGGGTGTTGAACCTGCTGGAGCGCGGCGTTCACCGATCGAACTTGCTGCTCAGATTGGTGTGCAAAGTGTTGATTCCGCGCTTTAACTCGGTCTTCCGGCATTTTGCACAGGATCAGCCCACCATTCTCGATGGTGTCCTGCGAGTTTCTTCGCCTGTCAGCCAGCCGGGCCAGGTTCGGATAATCCGAGGCCTTCACCGGGATCCAGCCGTCACGCATTCGCCGATTCATGTTGGCGTCATCCGGACGCTCAAGCGATCCCATGCGGCACCACCTGAACGCCAACCCCGGTTCGGGGTCGGGAGTCGGCAGCGGCGATTCGTCGGTCCACGGAGTTGTGCGCGTTTCTTCAACGCGAGTTGTCAAATCTCTGATGGTGCGGTCAGCACCGGTGGGACGTTCAGCCATTGTCCTGAGTCTCCTGTTCGTAGTACCGGACGTACTCCGCCAAGGGAACGCCCAGACGCTTTGCGGTTTCCGCCGCGCTCTGCGGCAGCTTCACCGTTCTCTTCCCCGCCTGCCCGTTGGACCGCACGGCCGGCGCGACGACAGTTGGCTTGGCCGCCACCTTCGGCTCCGGCTTCGCATGGCCAAACTTTTCGGGGAACGCTGCGACCATCTGCTGGTCGATGAATTTGAAATAGGCCTTCGATCTTGGGACCAACTCTTCTTCGACGGCGACTTTGTGCATCGCCATCGCGTGCTGTGCCATCTGCTGGTCGGTGTTGATCCACGGGTTCGCGGCTGCCCAGTCGATGAGCCTCTGCTGAAGTGTCGCCTCAAGTTGGGCCGGGATTCTGGCCGTGTTATCCGGCGGCGGCTCAGGTTGAGGCACTGGAACCTGCGCTCGCTGAATCTCTTCGTCGGACGGCGGCCGGTAGGTCGAAATGACCGCCTGCTTCTGTGCCGCGATGGCTGCAATCTTCTCGCTGGCATCGGCAATCTTCTCGGCATCGCCTGATTCATGTGCCGACCGCAACGCCGTCTTGGCGTTCTGGAGTTCGGCGTCGTAACGGCCGATCGTCGAGTCGTACCCCATCCGCTGCCCAGCCAGGGCCTGTGTCTGGAGTTGCTGCATCTGGCTGTGGACGCTCTTGGCCCACCGGATCGCCTCTTCTCGCTGCCGTTCGGCGGCTTCCTTCAACCGGCGTTCTTCGTGGAAGTCGTACCGCAGCCGGTTGATGCGCTTTTGCGCACGCTGGCCGAGTTCCTTGAAATCGTCGTCATCGTCCTTGGCGGCCTCTCCCTCGCGCGGAGGGCGCCGGTCTTCAGGCGGGGGGTCGTCCACGACTTGAACGTCCACCTCGTCGACTACGGGCGGAGTTGTCGGTTCCTGTTCGTCGGTCAGGATATCGAGTTCTTCGCTCATGGCCTCTGAACCTCGCTCGGATCCGCGACGACCGCTTCAATGGAGTCGTCGTTGAGCAACCGGTACTCTTCGCCGGCCACGATGAGACGTGTCCCGCTGTAGGCCCGGAAAATCACGAAATCATCCAGATAGCACCACGGGCCTGAAGGGAACTTCTGCTCGTCCTTGTAGGCCAGCGGCCCCATCAGGACAACTCTGCCGACGATGGTGGCGGTCTCTTCGATTTTCCGGGTCTCTTCCGGCATGTAGACCGATCCGACCTTCTCGGACTTCTTCGGGATGTGGATCAACAACCGCCAGCCGACCGGTCTGGGCAGGTTCGCGGTTGGCTTCATTTCGTTTTGAATTGCGCCCGTCTGGAGGACAGTTGGTAGGTAGGGCGTTGACGTCATGCTGCTCATGCAGTTACTCCTTCCGGCGAGTCCAGGTGGCTTTTCTTCATCCGGTCCTGTAACTCGGTTTTTGCCCGCGTAAACGCCCGGATCTGTCCGATCGCTTCGCGGCACTGTGCGTAATCGGCGACGGCGCCGAAAACGAGACTCTCTTTTCTGCTCTGAATCTCATCGTCCAGCCATTTCATGTACGAGTGGACGGCTATGAGTTCAGGATTCACGGCTTGCCTCCGGGCCTGTTCTGCGGCGCAACCGGCGCCGGCTTCATGGCCTCCATCGCAAATTCGGCTTCGCGGTCGGCCTCCGCGATCTCTTCGCGCGATTGAAGCGATGCGGCCGAAATCCGCTCCTGCGACCGGATCCGCTCCTGGTCGATCGCTACCCGGTTATCCTGGTTCTGCTTCTGGAGTTGCAGCTTCGCTGCGGCGGTGGCGGCATCGGATTGTGCCTTCTGCGCCTTGAACTGGATCTCTGCCTGCTGGAGCTGCACCACGGGGGCAGCGGCGGCCGCCGCGGCCTGCTGCGCTTCGGCGGCCGCCTTGCTCTGTGCCAGTGCTTTGCGGGAGCCTTCAGCCATGAGTGTGCTGACCATGCGTTCAGTCTGCGGATCCATCGGTTCGCCCGGCAGCGGGATCGGCGTACCGATCTGCCGCTCCACCTTGTCGCGATACGCAAACGCCAGGTGCTCGGCAATGTGCGCGTCAATCGCGGCCTTCATCTGCGAACCAAGGGCAGACTGGTTAAAAACCTGAATCGTCTTGGGGTCGTTCAGCAGCGCCAGGTGAACTTCCATGTGCGCGTCGTGGTCCTGGTGCGGGAATACGCGCGCCGGCTTGTTCGTCAACATGGAGATGTTCTCGGCTAGCGGGTCGGCCAGTTTCCCAGCGCCCTTCTCCGGAATTAACTCCATGACGCCCTGGATCCCGATGGCTTCGAGCATCTGCCGGTGCAGTTTCGGAAGGTCGTACATCCCCGGACTCTGCGCGCTCAACTGTAACGCCGCCTGATACTGGGTCACCCGCATCGACATGGACCCGGAGTTCGGGTCGCTCACCGGCACCACGTCCACGCGGTCGTCAAAGTCCGCAGCTTTGGCCCCGCGGTCGCCAATCGCCGGATCGTATTCGTACTGCTGCCGGGCGTAGCGGATCAAGGGCTTCAACAGCCGGAATTCCTGCAACTGGGAGGCGTGAAGTCGCGCCTGAATGGCCGTCATGACCTTCATGGCCCGCTCGAGCAGTGCGACCGTCGTCCCAACGGGCGCTTCCTGGTTCATGTCGCCGACCTGCATGTCGGCCGTCGACGCAAATCGGCGCCCTTCGGCTACAAGGTTCTGGAGAAGCTGAAATAGGACGAGGCTGGGCTCTTTGTAGGGCGCCGGGAAGAACGCTTCCCGCAACGTCCCGCCCGCCACGTCGGCATCCCGCCACTCACCGGGGATCAGGGGCTCATTGTCACCCGCAACCCGCAAATCCCTCGACTTGTACCCCGCCGGCAGGTTCGAAAGCGTCCCCGCGTCGACCAACTGCCTCAGAATCGACGTCGACGCCTTCGCCACCCCGCCCAGCAGGTGAACCAGCCCGAATCCGTAGGATTCCATCCCTGGAATGAACGAATACTCGGCAAAGTGCAGCCGTTTTCGCTTCTCCTGGTCCCCTTCTTCCCAGTTTCGGTAGATCGAAAGCACTTTCCCGCTCTCTTCGTCGATCGTGACGACGTAGGGCAGGGCAATTCCGGTGTTTTCGATCCATCCGTCGACCACGGACACGTCCGCGAACGGTGCTGGGAGGTCCACGTCGACGTGCATCTCGTACAAAACGCGCAACGATGACGCCGATGCGTCACTTGGCGCCTCGTTTCCCGTCAGTTCGGACTTCTTCTCTTCGATTTCACTCTTCTGAAGGATGGAATCGGTCAGCGTGACGTCGCGGTAGAACCCCGAGGCCTGCAACTTCCGGATATCGTTGGCATCGCGCCGCAGGATGTGGGTGTAGCGCGGGCAAACCTCCAGCCGGGAGTAGCCGTAAGGGATGATGAAGTCTTCTGCCGGCACAAACACAGCGGTCGGACGCTTCAAAACCGGGTCCACGTACAGTTTCCTGAACGCCGCGCCGGCCATCGGCAGGGCGAACAGGAGTTTTTCGGTTTCCTGCCGGTATTCCGGCATCTTCTCGATCAGCCAGTAGTTGAACTCTTCCTGGAGCCGGATCGCCTGCGCCCGCCGGGCGTCGTCCGCCTTGCCAATGATCTTTGCTTTCGCAGGTCCGGCCGCCGGGAACATTTCCACGATCGCCTGGCTCTGGAACCGGATGACGGCTTCCGCCATGATGGGGTGAAACACCCCACAGGCCCCCGGCCACGGCTTGTTCCGTTCCTCAAACCGGAGTCCGATATGGTCAAGCCCTTCTTTGTAGGTCTTTTCCCACCCCGAGCGCGACTGCTTATCGGAGTCCAGCAGGGTCACAAGGTTCTGGCCGATGCGGACCAGTTCAGATTCGGAAAGGTGTTCGGCCAGATTCGCGTAGTGAGGCGGCTCCGGCGCCGACTCTTCGACGTCGAACCCGTCCCCTTCGCCCTCAATCTCGACCATCAGGTCGACCAAACCGCCATCCAAATCGCCCGCCGGCACCTCGGGTTGGTATCCGTTTGTCGATCCGTAGTCTGACCGCTCGATCATGTAATTCTGAGCCCCGCATTAACTCGGGATCCGCTCACCGGGGATCGTAGCACGGCCTGTCAATATCGTGCTATCAGTTATTTCCGTTCCGCCCTCAGTAGTAATCCCCGCGCCGAATCACCCGCCGCTTCTTCTCGTCCTCGTCGCTCTCCATCTTGATGAACCCGCCCTTCCGGAACCGCATCAGGGCGAGCGTGACGGAATCCACGTAGTCGTCGTGCCGGCCGCTGGGGAAGTCCGACACCTCTTCGATCACTTCCTCCGCCCACCGCGCGTCCGGCGCATACACCATCCCGCTTGAAAACAGATCCGACACCGAGTTCAGCCGGGCGACCTTATCCTGGCCCGAGTTTGGCGTATAATCCCGAACAGGGATTCCGCTTCGTCGCATTTCCTGAATTAATGGAGTGCCGCTGGACTTCGCTTCGACGATGAGGGTGTCGGGCTTCCAGAACCTGTGCAGTTCGTAGGCTTTCTTCTTGAGGTCCGGGAACTCCACCTTGTCCTTGAACGCATCGAGCAGCAGGATAATCGGCTTTCCGTCCTCAAGCGTATGGACGCCCCAGGTAGTGCAGGCACTGTAGTCGGCCCGCTGGCTCTTGTTGAACGCCGTGTCCCACGCCTGGATGATAAACTCCATCTTCTCTGGCGGGTCGCGGTACGGCCACTTCTGCCACCACTCCTTTTTGACGATCGCGCTGTCCTGCGACGTCGGATCCTGCTGGTACTGCGCCATCCACAGGTGCGTGGGGAGTGTGGCTTTGGTCGCAAGCAAATCCTCGATCTTCCAGAAATCAGGCCACAGCGACTCACCAGACGGTAGAATCGCCGGGAACGTGATGATCTCCCACTGGTCGGCGCCCACCCGGTTCTTCATGTCGTCCATCAGCCGGCCCGACAGATCCCGCTTACTCCAGCGCGTGCCGATGACGCAGATCCGCGCGCCTGGCTGGAGGCGTTGCCGCGGCCCGGTCATGTACCAGTCGTACGCCCCATCAAACGCAGCCGGGTTCCCCTGTTTGGCTTCCTGTTCGGAGTGCGCGTCGTCGATGACAAGCAGGGAGGCCCCTTTTCCGGTCACCGATCCGCCCGTGCCCACCGCGAAGTAATCGCCCCCTTGGTTTGTGCTCCACCGACCGGCCGCCTTCGAATCCGCCTTCAGCGACACACCGGGAAAGATCTCGGTGAACTGCGGCTTCATGAACAGATCGCGAACCCTGCGGCCAAACCCTACGGCCAAATCAGCCGTGTTCGACGCCTGAATTACTTTGGCGTCCGGGTACTTCCCCAGATACCACGCCGGCAGGTGAACCGAACCGAACTCGCTTTTACTGTGGCGCGGTGGCATGAAGATCATGAGCCGTTTCAGGTTCCCGTCGATCAGCCGCTCGAACGCCTCCGCCATGATCTCGTGGTGGCGCCCGTGGATGAACCCCGGCCACACCTGGCGCACGAACGACAGGAAGTGCGCGTTGCAGTCCTCCTGCCGCTGCTCCACCTCCACCCGCGCCATCAGATCCAGGATCTCTTGGACCTCGCCCGGCGGCAGGTTCTTGGCCTCCCGTAGCTTCCGGGTGTAGTATTCCAGGACTTCGGGAGTGAACTCCAGGGCGGGTTGAGGCTTCGCGGGCTGAGTGGGTGCCGCCATCAGGGGAATCGTACCTCAATTCCTCAGTTCCCTTGACTAATGATTCACTATGATGCACAATCGCTACATGGGCCGCCCACTCTCCACCACGTCGAAACTCGTCCTGGCCTACCTCCGCGCCCACCCCGGCGCACGGCCCGCCGACGTGGCGAAGGCGCTCAACTTGAACTACAGAACCGTCGCCAGCGGGATGCGGCGACACGGGAAGGAAAAATAGATGCACTCCAGTTTGCGCTATAAATTAGCCCAGGTACTACAGGTGGACTCTGCTTTCAGCGAAGACTCCATTGCAGTGATAGCTATCGACACACTCGACAGTCTCCGCGCCGAACTCGACGCCGCGCGGGAGAAGGTCAAGCGGCTGACAGAGAAACAGTGCGAGACGTGCCACGGACGGCGCTGGTGCTACGAGCCGACATATAGATTCCCCTGCCCAGAATGTAACATGCAAGACGTAGCCCCAGAGAAGCCCCCCGAGCCGCCCAAAGAACCGATCTATAAACACATCTGCTTAGTGTGCATGGGGACCGGCATACTTCTGGGTTGCCAGTGCCCTTGTGGAACCCTCCCCAAGTCAGAGCCCCAGCAGCCCGAGCCGGTCAAGAAGCAGCCAAGGCCGGCCAATCTACCTAAATGCTCCATAAAATCGTGCCCATGCCAGAACCAACCCGAACAACCGCCGCCCGAGCCGCCCACGAAGGCCGCCTACGAGTGGGTGGAAGTTGACAACCCCCCAGAGTGGAAGGCAAAGCAGGCGACCCTGACCTTGTTCCGTAACAGTTGTGCTGCCGGAAAAATCATGGCCACTGGCGGATCTGTCCTGTACTTCGTGTACCCCAACTTTATCGAACGGCGCAACGAACACGACACTCAGCCCTACTTGGCGAGTTCAGTCGAGAGCGCCAAGGCCGCCGTCGAGGCCGTCGTCCGGGCGCACTTTGGAGACGAGGTATGAAGCAATACTGGATGTGGAACAAGAATTTCACCCGCTTCTACGTGGGCATCAGCCTTCTGTCGATGTTCACGTTCGGCGTGGTCTGGTACGGCGAACCCGGCTTCTCCATCGAGGTCGGCCCTCTTGAGGTCGAAATCATCTGGAGGAAGTCGCACTACGGAGACGAGGCATGACCCTCGACCTGCTTCCCCGCACGCTATCCCAACTCGACGCGATCGAGCGCAACATCCGCGCCCAGCAGGCGGCGGTCTCCACTTGTTTCGTCTACGCGCCTTCCACCCGTCCCATCACCACGACCTGCGCCTACTGCCGGTCGCACATCGCAACTGGTCCAATCAACTGCCCCAACTGCGGAACGGCACTCTAACCTTATGACCCCCCACCTGCTCATCTACTCCCCCGCCGCCTCCGGCCTCGTCTACAAGGACCACGCCACTTCCCTTGTCTCCCTTACCGCCGCGCTCATTCAGGCCGGTGTGCCCTTCACCTACGCCAACGCGGAGTGCAGCGACATCGTGGTCGGCCGGGCCACCGCCGTTCGGATGCTGCTCGACCACCCCGCGTTCACCCATCTCCTGTTCCTGGACGTCGATCTTGAGTTCCAGCCGGCCAGCGCCGTCGTGAACATGCTCCAAGCCAACGTCCCTGTGGTCGCGGGAGCCTACCCCTGCCGCGGTCCCAACCCCATCTGGATGTGCCACACGCTCGAGAACCCGCCGAAGGTGGTGGAATTTCAGCCGATCGCGCTTCCCCAGGTCTCCGCCGGCACTCCTATCCAACTCATCCCCGCCTCCCACATCCCCACGGGTTTCATGCTCATCCAGCGCGGTGTCATCGAGACCCTCGTCGCAGCCCACCCAAATCTTCACATCCGGGCCGGGTTCACGGGCGAGACCGACTCGTTCCTGTTCTTCGACGCGCGGCCGTCGCTCACCGATCCCCACCTCTACGTCAGCGACGACTATGGGTTCTGTGAACTCTGGCGCCCGCTCGGGCCGCTCTACATCTACCCGGACGTCACCTTCCGGCACTACTACACCACGTGCAACGAGGGGAACTTCGTGGCGTGGCTGCGGCAGGTGGGGGAGGCGGGGTCAGCCGCGGTTACTGAAACTTCTACCAGTCCCGGTTGATTTTCCCCGCCAAGCGCGCAGCAGTGCCTTCAAGCGCCTGCTGCAGGGAATAAATCGTGACCCGTGCGCTCGTCCTCTCCACTTTATTCCCGCCCCTCTCAAAGAACTGCGCTTTCAACCGGTTCCCGATGGCCGTCACCTTGTAGTACCAGTCAAACTCGCCAGTTCTAGACACGTACACCACGGGATCGCTTTCGCCCGCGATGGTCACGTCGTAAGTATCCTTGAACCTCTCCACTACCGTCCTGATGTGTCTCGCCGCGATCCGCGCGAGCGCATCCGGTGTCAACTCTTGCTCCGCCAGGACAATCGCCCTCGTCTCGGCCATCAGTGGGGCCAGCGTCTCCAGCATCGTCATGACTCACCCCCTCCAGTAGTTACCCTCCGGTAGTTGATAATCACGTCGCAGATTCGCTTCAGCGCGGCCTTCCGCAGGTGCGACTGAACCCCGGTCCGCTCCAGCGCCGCCGTCAGCGTCTCGGCATACGCCAACACCTTCTCCTCTTCGATCACGGTCTCCACCGCTGCATGAAGTGGCTTCCACCGGACTTCCCGCATCGACGCCATCGCCTGAGCCACCCCATCGGGCCCCAAAGATTGAGCGCGAGTCTGTCCACCAAGCCGGCCACACTCTACCGGTGTTGTAAAAACCTTGTCCCCGAAGTCATCCTCTGTGTCTTCATGAACCGCGCGGACAATATCAAACACCGCTTTGTGCCGCTTCGTGAGTCCCCACCCTTCAAAAAACACATGGCCGCCCGGCAGGATGTTGACGTTGAGCGCTTCTTTGACGTGCCTGTCCTCAACAAGCACAACCACCATCTGTCCGATCAGCCGGCTATACACCCTCGCCTCGAACTGAAACACCCGCTTGTCCGCCGCGTTGATCGCGTCCACGATTTTGTAGGCTATCTCGATGTTCTTGTCGATCACCGCCTGGTACTCGGCGGCCTCTTCGGGTGTCTTAAACTGCCGCGCCGCCGAGTAGGGCTTGTACCCGCCCACCTCCTCGGGGACCACAAACGGCTGCGGGATCACCCGCTCGGTCTCGGCAGGAGGTGTGTTTATTCCGTCTGTCTCTGGTTCCATGATATCCTCTACCGGAACGGTACCACGCACCTATCCGGATTACAAGGCCTAAATACGCACCATCCTAAGGGGAACACACGCGCTGGCTCAGAACCAAACCGCAGGTCGCTCAGGAATCCACGCGCCAACGCCGTCTCCACCCAGGAAATCCAGCCAGAATCCCCAGATGCCGGGCCCGAACGGAAATGAAACCACAAACGGAGATGCGGACGGCGATGGCGTAACTCATTAGATTTCTATCCTTTATGTGGGTTTCATCGCCCATCGTTGTCATCTCCGTGTTTTTTTCTACTCCCTCTACGTTTACTATCTACTTATACCCCCTATCTTTACCTTGATTACCCATAACTCCTATAGAGAGAGGAAGAAGGGAGATGACGGTGATAGTCCTTTGTTTTCAAGCACTCTCCGTTTATTGTAAGACTGAGATGAACGGTGAGGACGGTGAGAACGGAAATGGAGTCCAGGGTCGTAGCGGGGTACGATCGGGCCTCGCGGCTGGATTTTTATACCCCATCCCCCTCCGCGGCGCCGGAGTCCCTTTCCCTGTATTCACCCCCCCCACCTGCCACCGGGGGGCCTCTGCGGTAGAAAAAACACACCACCCCCCCTCTGTTTCGGTGCTCGTCGAGAGGCGGGAACAGTGTGTAGTACGAGACGGGAGTCCCAACTACTCGCAGGGGGGGGTGCCGGGGCCGGCGGGAGGTCCTTTTGAATCCG